GAGAATGGCCGGGCGGGGGGGATGCCCCCCTGTCCCGGTGTTTCTGGCGGCTACTCTACCATGTTTCTGCGTCGGTTGTCTGTTGAATTCTGATTGGCCGGTTGCGTTTCCGCTTTGGTGGACGCGATCTGCGTCCGTTTCCTTTTTTCTGGTTGCATTTTCGGCAGATGATTTGAATATTGTCTATTGAGTCGTTTCCGCCTCGACTGTGAGGCACGATGTGGTCGGCCTCAGGGCTACTAGGCAGTAGGCCAGCGTCCCAGGTGAGGCGGACGTGGCAGATGGGACAGTGCTCTAGTCCTGCTGTTCGCGCTGAGCGTTTGGCTGTTGCTGCGTTGTGGAGCCAGCGTGTGGTGCCGGTGCGTGAGGTGGTCACGTGTCCTCCTCGCGCGCGTGTGCGCACGGCGTCGCCTCGCGCTGCTGTGCGTGAGGCGACGCCGTCGCTTCTCCCCATTCCCTTCTCCCCAGAAGGGTAGGCAGTAGTGGAGCCCAGCACCTCGTGGGTGGCTGGGCTCTGACAGTTTGCCTATGTTCGTATGATGCGCGTTTCAGTCGCGGTGTGCAAGTGGTGATTGCTCCTGGCGTGTCACGGTTGGGTATCGATGGGTGGGGTGGTTGTTGATGGGGGTGCCCCCTGTCTCTGCTGCCACCCCCCTCTGTCTGTCGCTGCCCCCCCCTGTTTGATGGGGGTGCCCCTACTGCGAGAGGGGTGGGTGTCTGTGATGGGCGCCCCCCTTGCTGTAGTCCTACCCCACCCCCATGTTTGTGGCCTACCCCACTGTTTGCATGCACCCCCTAGGCTTGCGTCCATTCAGTATGCAGGCATACACTAGAGTCATCGGAACAGACAGAAAGGAACCGGTCATGGAAATCACCACCAGCCACTACAGCGAGGACGGCCTCCCCGGCACCCGGTACTCCATGATCGACGACGGCGACGAGGTCGGTTACCTCATCGCCCACACCACTGGCCTCATCCTCAACGTCGAGGTCGACGAGGACCGTCAGGGCGAGGGCATCGCCCGCGCGCTCTTCGAGTACGCCGACGATGCCCAGGGCCTCTACCACATCCCCGCCTGGGGTCGCACCGAGGACGGCAATCGCTTCGCCAACGCCATGGGTGGTGACACCATGGATGACGAGCAGGCCGCCGCTATCGTCGGCATGGACCTCAGCATCTACGACGTCGACTGACATCACCCCCACCCCCAGAAAGGAACCCCGAGATGACCCCCGTCACTGTTGCAGCGAGTTACCTCATCCGCCACTTCGGCAACGTCGTCACCATCCAGGACAACCCTGGCGGCAAGGGCCAGGCGGTGGAGGTCCACTGGGCTGGTGGCCTCGCCACGATCCACCCCATCCCGTGCGCGATGTACCGCGTGAACTGCGCTCTCGCCTACGAGGACACCACCCTCCTCAACCTCCCCGGCGTGGTGGAGCGCATGATCGCCACCGCCGTCGCCAACGCCAACTGAACACCCCCATCGCCCGCCCCTTCGGGGGCGGGCGCCCCCAGAAAGGAAACCCCCATGGCCCGCTACAACTGGAACCCCGCTACCCGCCTCGACTACCCGGGCACTGTCCTGGTCGCTACTGCTGACGATGGCGCGGTGATCCGCCTCCACCTGGACTGCTTCGACGACGAGGTCGAGGCGGCCTTCGTGATCGAGACGCGCCCCGGCCGGTTTGTGACGACGGAGGAGTCGTCTTGCTGGCCGGCGGTGGAGCGTTACATTCCGCGCGAGGAGTGGACGCCTGAGATGTACGGCAGTCTAGACGTCCCGTCCATGCGCCACCCCGACCCGGCGGTGACGGAGGCGATCGACGCCTACCGCCGGGCGATGCTGGACGCCCTGGACGACTGACTCAACCCCTGCCCGGCCCCGCGATGGGGCCGGGCCTGACCTGGAAGGAGAGGCGATGAGCGCGACCGGGCGTCCAAGCTTGTTGGAGTTGGGGCTCTTGCACGAGGAGGTGAAGGAGTTGCAGGGGGCGTTGGCTGAGGTTGAGGATCGGCGTCGGGCTGCGGCGGTTGCTGCGGTGCGGGGTGGTGCGTCGAAGGCGTCGGTGGCGCTGGCTGCGGGGGTGACTCGGCAGACGTTGGATCGCTGGCTGGGTGTGTGGCAGCGCACATCTTGATGACTTGACCCCATTGGGTATGCGAGCATACACTTAAGCCATCGGGAACGAAGAAAGGAACCCCAAAATGAGCACCATCCGCAAGGCCTTCAACACCATCAAGAGCGCCGACTACGCCGCCGCCGGACAGATCAAGGTCACCGACCTCGTGGATGGTGTGATCGCCGTCGGCCCGCGCGGCCAGTACGTCCAGGAGAGCGACAGCCTCGGCCTCATCATCAACGGCCACGTTGCCGCCGGGCCGGATGAGGAGCCTACCGATGTCGCCGTCCGCTTCGCCGTCGCCTCCCTCCTCGGCTACGACACGCAGGCCGCCAACTGACCACCTACCAGCCCGGATGGTCGCAGCGGGGGTTCGACTCCCCCGCCGGGCACGACCCACCCAAACACCCCACGGAAGGAACCAACCATGGCCGCTAACGCCACCCCCAAGCAGGTCGCCTACGCCCTCCACCTCCTCGACGAAGCGGGCTACGACACCCGGTACATGAACTCCTCGTTCGCTGGCCTCGGGGCCACGATGAGGCAGCGCTCCGGCAGCGTCGAGCACTGGCTGGAGTCAATGAGCCGACCCGAGATCAGCAAGCTGATCGACCGCCTGAAGCAAGACGACTGACCTACATCCACACCGACGCCTACCACCTAACGAGGACTCATGAGCACTTCCATAGACGACTACGACGACCTGACCAACTTCGTGTACCGACTCATGGACCGCGCGGGACGCCCGGGGGAGACCGCCACCGACCACTTCCGGGGAGTAGAGGTCCGCTGCGAGGGGTTCCTCGGCATGCACCGCTGGACCGTGTACGGCGCTTGGCCTGGCGGGACGAAGTCATTCGCCTCCGACGTTGGTTGGGACGAGGAGGACTACGTCACTGACCGCCTCATCCGCAGCGGACTACTGCCGATCGAACAGTACTGAGAACGGGAGGCGCCCCACCGGTTTGGTGGGGCGCCTTCGTCATGCTCGGATGCTGCTCATTTCATGTCTCCGATTGCGTCTCGCGCTTCGGTGAGCATGCCGATCACCTGCCCGATGGCCTCGGTGGCGTCGGCGGTTGGTAGGCCGGCTGCGAGGCCGCCGATGGCGGCGGCGTGCCCCATCATGGCGGCGGTGAGGCTTCTCTTCACGGCTGCCTTGGCGGCTTCCTCGGCGACAATGGAGAACGCTTGATTGAGCACCTCTAGTGTCATGCTGCCTTGTCCTTTCGTCTTGCCGCGGCGGCGAGTAGGTCGCCGACGTGGTATCTGCCGTCTGTGTCGGTGATGTGGCCGCGGTGTTTCCAGAGTCGGATGGTGGCCGCCCGTGTGGGGTAGCCGGCTTGGGTGAGTAGCCGGGCGCCTTCGTCGGGGGTGACTAGCCAGTCGGCGGCCGCCTCCAGGTGGCTCGCGAGGAGGGGCTGGAGTTCCCACTGGGTGTCGCAGGCTGGGCAGCGCGCCCATGAGGACCCCGGTGTGGCGTAGATGGGCTGGTCGCAGAGGCCTCGGTCCCCTAGGTCGGTGAGGCACCGCCCGTAGAAGCGCGCGTCCTCGGGGACGTCCACGAGGGCCGTGAGCGCCCGGATGGCGGCGAGGACCTCGGGGATGAGGGTGGCTAGCTCGGGGCGGCCAGGGTGCGCTGACGCGCCCCTGAGCGCGAAGGCGACGCTTCCCCACGTCTGCGGCGTGGTGATCCCGAGGAGGTCATGCGCCGCCCACTTCCCCCACTTGAGGAGGGTCCTCTCGTGGGCGCTCGCGGCCTGGACGACGCCCAAGCGGACCGGGGGGCGGCTGCATGGGGTGACGCTGCCACCGCCACTCTGGCCGCGCCGGAGCCCTGCCTTAGCGGCGTCCAGGGCGCCCATGAGTGCCACGATGCCCTGTGCGGCTTCGTCGAGCCGCTGGCAGGCCGTAGCGCTCACGTATCGGTCACCCCGCAGCGGCTCCCCCGTGACGGGGCAGGAGCGGGCCTCAGTCACCGTCCCTGCCCTCCTCCTCGATGGTCTGGGCGGCCCAGGCGAGGGCGTAGGCGGCGACGTCGATGAGGTCGTGTCGTGGCGAGAGGTTCTCGCACAGGGCGGTAGTCACGTCCCCTACGAGGGTGGAGAGGACGATGAAGCTTCCTGGGTCGGAAAGCGCCTTGGTCCTCTCTCGTGTGGCTTCCAGGGAGTCGCGGTGCGGGTTCTCGAGGTCGGCCCAGTCGACGCAGATGCGGGCGACCATGGCGAGCGGGGCGGCCTTATTGGTCGCGACCGCGATTGAGGCGAGGGCGTCGAAGAGAAGGGAGAGCCGGTTCTCGCTCGAGTCTTTCCCTGAGATCATCGGGCCGCCCGCGTCCTTGACCCGGGTGACGGCCCGGTCGATGGCGCTGGGCTTGTTGGCGGGCAGGTGGGAGAGGATGGTGGTGATGGCGTCAGTGACGCGCTGGGAGTCATCTGGGTCGTACATCCCGAATCCCTTCCACGCCTCTTTGAGCGCCTTCAGGTGGGCGGTGGGGACGGCCGTGACCTCCTCCCACTTGTCGATGCTGTCGCGGAAGCATCCGCGGGAGAAGTCGCGTTCCCCTCCTCCTACCTCGATGTAGAGTCCGCCGCTGTATGCCTGGCGGGCGAGCACGTTCTTTACCTCGGTGTCCTTGGAACGCCCTCGGATGATGCGGATGAGGGGTGCTGTGGGCCAGTTGGTCATTTCAATTCTCCTAGGGTGTGATGTTCGGGTGAGGGGAGGCTGTGGTTCACGGCCACACATTCTCGACGGGAATGTCAACGAGCGTGAATTGGCTGGTTTGGGCTTCGTGCCCGCATTTCTTGCAACGGACGATGACGCGAGGCTCGTCCTGAATGAAGCGCTGCGTGCGGCCCTCCAGGCGCGCTGTGTGGAAGCGAGTGTCGATTGTTACCGCCGGGTCGAGTAGGTGACTGCCGCACTGGATGGGCATGGGGTCGCATTCCATGTCATCCTCCGATGATTGCGCGCCAGGTGGCGGTGATGATCCAGATGATGACGCTGATGACGGCGAAGCATGCGGTGAATGCGAGGGTGAGGCCGACGGCCTGGCCGAGGCGCTGCCAGAACGTGGGTTTCATGGGTTCTCCTAGGGTTGAGCGGGATTCTGGTGGGCTGGGGTGGTGGCTGGCCCCGGCCCAGCAGTGGGGGCCAGCCACCGGGTCATTAGAAGGGGGGCTCGCCGGTGGGGGTGCCCCCGGTGCCCCACGGGTCCTGCGCGGCCGTGGGGACGTTTCCTGAGCCGAACGCCGCCGGCTGCGCGGACTGGCCGTGCTGGGCGGGCTTCGGGTGCAGCCCCCAGGTGTCCACGTTCAGGTTCAGGGCCGCGGCCGGCTGGCCGTCATTCCCCGCCCAGGCGCGCACGCCCGGCCGCCCGGTGAGGGTGAGGAGCTGGCCTTTCTGTACGTGCTCGCAGAACGTCTCTGCCTGTTCTCCCCACACGCTGGCTCGCACCCATACGGTGTCACCGGCGTCAACCCACTGGCCTGTCTGCTGGTCGTATCGGCGGGGAGTGTATGGGACGCTGACGTTTGCGACGGGTTTCCCGGATTGGGTGAATCGCATTTCGGGGTCGGCGGCCGCGTACCCGGTGACCGTCATTTCAAGTTGGGGCCTTGCAGCCATTCTCTTTTCCTTCCTGGGGAGTGGTCATATTCTCGCGTTTTCGCCCGGTTTACGCGAATCGGGACACGCCGGGGCGAGATATTCCGCGATCAAATCCGCGTCGAAATCAATCACCCGAATCGGAATGATCTCGTCGTTACCGGCTGTGAATCTCTCCCACGGGGTCATGATTCCTTCTCATGGGGGTAGACGATGGTGTAGGGGGCGAGGAGCGGGTGAAGCTCGCTGCGCTTGCCCTGGGCGACATCTTTGACCAGCCGCCACCAGCCGCCCTCGTAGCAGAGCCACGGGTATCCGTTACTGTCCAGAGCGACGGTCATGCTGGTGGCCCCACGCGACGCCTCCCCGCCGTCGATCACACGTGGCCGGCCGGCCTCACACTCTTCGAGGAGCGCGTTATAGCGGCCCTCCCAGGCCTCCGCCTCGCGTGCCTTGATCTTCAGGTCGTCGATTTCCTCCTCTAGGATGGCGATGTGGTGGATGAGCGCGTAGATGTCGCCAACCGCACCCGCATAGCCGCGCTTCTCGTATTCGTAGTTCCTCAGCTTGTCGACAATCCTGGCTGGGACGCTCATCTCTCCTCCAATCGCTCGATGCGGTCTTTGTATGCTTCGGCAGTGTCTATGGCTTCCTGAGCGAGGTCGCGCAGGTACCTGACATCATCCAGGTCTGAGTCCTCGATGATTCGCATGAGTTCGTCATCGTCGTAGTCGTCGAGGGCGGCTTGGAGTTGCTGGATAGCGTTCATGCTTGGGTACCTTCCTGGTAGCGGGTGAGCCAGGCGAGGGCGAGTGCCCCTACCTGAGTGACCTCGGCGATGGTGTCTGCCCCGTGGCCGGTCCCCTGTGCGTTGTCGTAGGTGAGGCTGGCGGCGACCTCACCCACCTCCTCGGCGAGGGCGTAGAAGCGGGTCTCGTCCGCGTGGCCGTCCGCGTCCAACGTCATCCCCGGGTGCTTGGCCGCCGCCCGCTCCCACTCGGCAACGAACGCCGTCGCCGGGTCGTAGGCGCCCATATTCATGAGCAGTGCCGACGACCACCAGGCGATAGTGCGAAGGAAGCCCGCCATCATGTCCTCCCGCTCTTTGGCTGGTTTGTGGGAGTCGGCAACCATGAGAGCGAGATTCGAGAGGTCGGCGTGCCAGAACGCGAGGACCGAGATTGGCAGGGCGAGTTGGCTGGATGCGTCAGCCGCGATCTCCTTGGCGGTCTCAGTGAATGGGCAGGTCATTGGTGTTCCTTCCGGTGGGTGTGGGTGATGAGGATGAGGGTGATGAGGAGGACGGTCATGACGCCTCCCGTGAGTGGTTGGGGCAGACGGTCTGGTCGTCGTCGAGGTCCCAGCCGCGCCGCTCAGCGAGGAGCCTGAGCGCCCGCATCTCGACGAAATCGCGGTCTAGGTCCGTGGGGCGCGGTGAGAGGCTGATCTGCTCCGGGCAGCCGGGCCAGTCACAGGACAGCGACGCATACGCCTGCCTGACGGGGATGATCTGGATCATCGCAGCACCGCATCCACGACGAGCGCCGACAATACGAACGTGGAGAACAGGCCGAAGAACATGACCGCCGCCTCCAAGAGCACGCGTACCCATACCGAGAGGGCCAGCATCCATACGGCGTACCCGAGGCAGACGAACAGGATGCCTATGAGCACCAGGAGCATGACCGCCAGCGTCATCACTGCGGCTTCGAGGAGGCTCATGACTCCGCCTCCACTGGGAGATTGTCGATGACGGCGGCGGGCACCTCCGCCGGCTCGGCGGCCTTGGGCTTGCGTTTGCGGGCGACCTTGACTGTGGGCTGGTCGTCTCCGAGGCCGTCTAGCTCGACCTCCTCAGCCGAGTAGGAGAGGCCCATGAGGGCGTCGGCGGCGATCATGCGGCACACCTCGGCGGTAGCTTTGGCGCGCAGCATGGCCTGCGGCTCGCTCGCGTACTTCTTGTTGCTGGTGTACCCGGCGGTGCGGGCGCGGTCGATGGTCCATGTGGAGGACTGGACCTGCTGGGAGCCTCTGCGGCGGCCGGAGACGGTGACGGACGTGTCGGACTGATCGTCGACCCAGACGTCGTGCCCGGCCTGCTGGACGACGGCCAGCATCGTCCTGGCGTAGAGGGCCGGCTTGCCGGAGATGACGTAGATGGACTCCATGGCGGCGATGGGGTCGAGACCGAGGGAGGCGCCCTTCATGATCGCGACCCCGGCGTCGGTGGTGTTGCCGCGCAGGTGGGCGGGCGCGAAGCTGGAGGCGCAGAGGACGCGGGCGAGGTTCCCGGCGTCGCTCATGGCGAGCGCCCAGGACCGCAGTTGGGCCTGCGCGCTGCCCGCCTCGACGACGGGGGGGGCCTGCGGTGCGGGCGCGGCGACGTCTGCGCTCGCGGGCTGGGTAGTGGTGAGGTCGGTCATTTGTGGTCTCCCCAGGAGTCGATGGTGGTGGTGAGGTCGGCGACGGCTTTGACGGCGAGGAAGGCGCTCCAGGCATGATTGACGGATGGGAACTCCACGAGGCGGCAGCCGTCGGGCTGGACGTGGATGGCCCCGATCCGGTCGATGGGTGGCATGGGCTGCTCGGCCCCGTCGGCGTCGAGGTGGAACTCGGTGCGGGCGTAGGCGGCGCACTGGAGCGCATAGGACCCGTGGATCGAGTTGCTGGTCTTCAGGTCGAGGAGCCAGGTCTCCCCGCTCATGTGGGCGACGAGGTCGGCGGTCCCGGCGTACCAGTGGGCGCGGCTCGCCAGGCGGGCCTCGGTGAGGATCGGCTCGACGTCGTGCCCGTCGAGGAAGTCCACGTAGCCGGCCACGTAGGGGGCGAGGCTGGCGGGGACGTCCACCTCCCCTCCCAGGGCGACCTGCTCGGCCAGGGCATGCACCCTGGTGCCGCGCACGGCCGCCCGATCCCGGGCCTGCCATGGGGCGCGCTTAAGCCGGTTCACGACCGCATCCCGGCCCTGCGTGCTGATGGTCGCGGCGAGGGTGACCGCCTCGTCAGCGGCGGCCTCGGCCACCACCTTCGCGGACCAGTACGGGAGCCCCGGCTTCGGGAGCCCCTTCCCGATGATCGTCGTCACCCCCGTCACCGGCTTGCCGTCGAGGCTGTACCGGTGGCGGGCCTCATCAAATTTCAGACTCATAGCGGGTAACTCCTCGTTCGGCTGGGCATGGGGGCGGGTTCGATGCAGGGGTGACCCTGTGCGGCGAGTTCGGCGACGGTGGGGTTGCCGCCGCGCCGGCCGGGCTTGTGGCGCACGCAGTCACCCCGGCGACGCCCGGCACGCTCAGCGGCGGACGCGCAAGACTTGCAGACACCGCGCCCCGCATACTGGACGGTGTCGGGGCAGTCAGCGAGCTTCATCCACGAGGACCGCATGCGACGCCCGCACTCACGGCAGTGCTGCGGCTTGCTCCAGTCGCGCATGGTCGTCATGCCAGGTACCGCCCGTCCTTGACCATGTCCGCGGACGTGAGGACGTCCTGGATAGCGTCGCTGACGGTACGGAGGGGGCCATTGTGCGCGGCCTCGGAGAGGTCCGTGATGGCCTGCTGCTCGACGGCGACGAGGTCGACCCACTTCCTGATCTGGTCGCCGCGGGACTGCTTGACGAGCCGGGACGTGACGCCCCGGTAGTGGCCCTCGGGGGTGCGGAGGAGCACCTGTCCGACGATGGGCTTGGCGGTCTGGTCGCCGGGCTGGCCGGTGGCGTGCCGCTCACCGTCGACGACGAGGATCATCGGGCTGGTGGGCCAGGGCACGGACGGCTCCGGGGCGGCCTCCAGGAGCACCACCTCAGGGCAGTAGGCGATGCCCTCAGCGCTATCGGCGGTGGCCGTCTCGGAGTGCCAGACGCCGTGCGCATCCCGGTAGGCGACGACGTCGCCAGGCTTCGGCAGGTAGTGGTAGGTCACCGGTCGCCTCCCTCGGTGCTGACGCGGAGGAAGCAGTGCTCGCGGCGGATGAGACCGGTCTGGAGGGAGCCGGCGTGCTCCCAGCCGTCGCGCTGGAGGCGGCGGACCTGGCGGCGGCCGATCGGCCCCCAGGTGGCGAGCCATCGCACGTCGTAGAGGCGGAGGCGGCGCATCTTCTGTGCGTCCTCCTGGTTGTAGGTGATCGGGTCGATGCTGGGGTACATGGGTTTTCCTTTCCGGGGGAGGTTGAGGGGGTTAGAAAAGCGGTTCGGCGTCGAGCCAGGAGGTGGATTCGCGGGATAGCAGGTGGTCTCTACGGATGAGTCCAGCCCGCAGGCAGGCGACGTGCGTCCATCCGTCGTCGATGAGGCGCGCCAGTCGACGCGCACCGATGGGTCCCCAGGTGGACACCCAGGCGGTTCGGATGTTGGTGCCGTAGGTGGTGGAGAGAGTCATGGGGGTGTCCTCAGATTCCGTTGGTGAGTGTGTCGGCGTCGACGCGGAGGAGGGTGGCGAGCGCTTCGAGGAGCCTGGCCCGGTGCTGGGCGTGCTGGCCGAGCGTGCCCCAGGGGAGGTTGGCGTCGGTCCGGCCTGCCCCGCGGCGCTGCCTGTCCCGCTCGTCGAGGGCGGCGGTCTCGCTGTCCTGGTAGTCGGCGCAGGCGCACAGGAACTCCGCGGCGTCGGTGACGTCGACGCCGTCGCCACCGACGTGGTCGAGGCGGGTCACAGGTCCGCCACCCATGCCAGGTAGATGGAGGAGCCTGCGACGAGGTCGGCGGAGGAGAGGGTGTCGTCCCCGGTGGGGGTGGCCCAGACTCCGCCGTCCTCGTCGTCGATGCGCGTCCACGCCTGGTCGGCTTCGTCGCGGACGACGGTGCCGATGGGGAGGGCGTGGAGGTCTTCGCCGTACATGCGGGCTCGCCCGTAGGCGGTGGCGGTGGCGGCGCAGAGGATGGACTGGAGGCGGATGATCTGCTCGGCGTCAGCCTCGCGCTGCGCCAGGTTGGCGTTCAGGTTGGTGGCTTCGTGGACGGCGTCCTTCCACCATTTCTCGAACTTGTCGCGCTCTGCTGTGAGCGTGTCGATGGTGTCGCGCTGGTCGCGGACGGTGGCGGCGAGGGCCTGCTCGCTCAGGCTGGGCTCCGCGTCCTCGGCGGCTTGCTTGCGCTGGTCGGCGGCGAGGTAGAGGAGGCTGATGGCTCCGATGGTGTCGCCGCCTGCGCGGTCGAGGAGGTCGCGGGCGCGGTCGCCGTAGGTGGCGACGGCGTCGTCGCGGACTTGGTTGGTGGTGGTGAAGTCGCCGCGCACCGGCTTGGGGTAGAGGCTTTCGATCCTCATTTTTTACGGTCCTTTGTTCTGGGGATTGGGTGGGCTGGGTTGGGGTTCCCGTGTGGCCCACGTGGACAACAGTAGGTGCCCAATTGGGCACCGTCAAGGCGGGGTGGGTGTCGTTACTCGTTCGTAATGAGGGATGACCGGGGGTGATCGCACAACGCGTTAACGCGCGTGAATCCGACCTAGAAACACGCAACCCCCACGGGGGTGCGCCCGCGACACGCTAGGCCGCTCTAGGGGCCTTACGCGTCCGATTTGGGGCACTCCCGGCCCGACCATCACCCCCAGGGTGCGACGAACGAGCCAAGGCCTCCACGGCAGCCCGTGCACGCTCGCGCCCCGACAGGGCCGTCGACGTGATCGCCGGAGGCGGCGGAGTCCGCCCGATCGCCCGCCAAGCGTGAGCCTCCGCAGCCCCACGGTCAGCCCCAGCACCGACGGCCTCCAGGGCGGCGCGACGCCAAGCCGCCTCCACCGCAGGCTCCCCCGCCAGCCCAGCCGGCAGGAGCGCCCCGCGGGCGTCCTCCTCGGCCCGAACCCTGTCCGCCCGCTCCCGGCGGACCGCCTGAGCGAACCGCTCAACGTCGATCCGGTAGGCCCTCGCCTCGCGCACCCAATCGCGGATCGCTCGACGGCAGGCAGGCCCAAGCTCGCGCGCCTGCGGCCCGCCGACCACCTCGTGGTTCAGGTAGTCGGCCCACACCTCGGCCTGGTGGTCGACCGTCGGTGTGGCCCCGGCGGCGAGGAGGTAGTTCACCGCGTTCGCGGCGTCAGCGGGGGTGATCATGAGGCTTCTCCTGTGATGAGTTGGAGGGCGCTGCCCTGCTGCTGGCGGCGCATGGCGATGGTGGCTTCCTGGGCCTGTCGGTGGACGTCCTGCATGATCTGCGCCTGGTTGCGGTAGCCCTGGCGGCTGCGCTGCTCGGCGGCCCGCTGGGCGGACTTGCCGAGCCAGGTGGTGAACGCTGCGTTCCAGGACGCCTGCCAGCGGTCGTTGGCCTCAGCGTGGGCGCGGAACATCTCGGCCTCGTGGTCGACGTCGACGCCAGCGGCGACAGCCCTGGACCGATGCTCGGGCGTGGGCGCCCAGTCGTCGGGGATCGGCGTCGTCGGCTTGTGCCGCTTGCGGGGCTTCGTCGTCGTCGCGCGCGCACTCTCCGGCGTAGCCGGAGAGAGAGAAGAAGTACGTAGTACTTCTTCTTCTGTCTCTGTCTCTGTCTCTGTATTACCGCTGGTAGTACGAGTCGTATCCGGGTTGGTAGTACGAGTCGTATCACGAGTGGTATCGCGCCGCTCCCAGCGGTGGCGGATATTGGCGGAATTCCGCGCCTTACGCTCCTCCACCTGCTCCTTGGAGTCCTGGTGCTCCAGGAAGTCCCGCAGCACATAGTCGCCGTCCGCGTTCACCTCCAAAGAGGGTCTTTCGGGATGGTTCGTACGCAACTCCGTAATAGGATCCGTACTACGACTCGTATCCGGGTCCGTAGTACGAGTCGTATACGAGTCGTATCCCCAACGTCGGTCCGCGTACACCCTCGGGATCACCCCATCGGTCTCCCCACGCCGGCACCAGAGGATCATCTCCACCAGCGCCCGGAACGCGGCATCCGACAGGACCACCACCTTCGGGGAGTCCGCGAAGTCCACGGTGATCCGCGCCCAGATACGGCGGTCACTGCTGCGCGTCATCGCCAGTCACCTCCCAGTAGGCCTCCAGGGCCACGGGGGCCACGCTGTCCTCCGCGTAGTCCAGGCCGATCACGGCGTCCTGGTGGGGGAGCGCCGCCATCGCGAACGTCATCAGGTCCGCGTAGGAGATCGAGTCACCATCAAGCGAGAGCCTGGCAGTCATTCCAATCATCATTTCCTCCTAGCATTAAATACGGGGCTGGTTTGCATGCGCCAGGTGAAGGCCGCCCATGCTTCGTCATCCCACGCCTGCGCGGGGTCGGCATCTCTGGCTGCGCACGCGGCAGCGGAGTCAGCAAGGTCCTCCAGGTAGTAGGTCCACCCGCCTACGTCCGCGTACGCGAACAGGTAGTCGTCGACTGGCGTGCGCCCCATGACCTCCTTCGCCCACTCGCGGAAGTCCTCAGAGGTATATCCCGCGTCGTCGTAGTACGGCCCCAGCCACTCCACGACGTGCCTGGCTGCGGCCTGGCATGGCTGGCACTCGCGCCACTCCCAGATCGCCCCGCGGTCGACGATCGTCTCCCGGCTGTACTGCTCCCCCTTGGGGATGCGGCGACCGCACGCCTCACACCGGACACGGCCCCGAGAACGGGGTGACCTCTCGTGAATCGTCTCGGTCATGATGCTGCCTCCTGGATCGCCCGCTCCTCGGCCTCTAGCCACTCGGCGCAGGCGTAGGTGACGGACAGGCCCGCAAGGTCGACTGTGGAGACGGTGATGGCTGCTCCCACCATGCGAGGGCCGCCGGCATACTGCTTCGATGCGCGCCACTCCACGATCCGGGAGTCATCGCGGAGGACACCGGGGCGCTTGTAGGGGGCGAGGGCGTCGCCGATAGCGCGGGTGAGCTTGTCCAGGTCCGGCTTTGTGTGCGGCCACTGCCGGGACTTGGGGACGCTCTTGGGGCGGGGCAGGAGGAAGGCGGCAGTGACGGCGACGGGGCCGTCATGCCTGGGCTCCCACCCGGCTTCGCGTGCGGCGTCCTCGGCGGCCTTGGCGACCTTGAGCCGCCACTGGTCGAGTTCGCGGCCGCGGTCGTGGGTGACGACCACCCGCTGACCAGACGCGAACGCCCTGGTGGAGCCCTCGGTGATCGGCTCACCGGGGACGAAGAACGAGAATGAATCCATTGGTTTTTCCTTAGGGTGGGGTGGGGTTAGCGGCCTTGCTGTTTGCGGCACCAGGCGTGGAGGCCACCATGCGGTTCGGCGGACAGCACGCAGGCGTCACAGGTGACTTCCTCGTAGCGGAGGGTGTAGACGCGGCCGCGCACGTGCGGTCGACGCAGGAGGGTGAGGAGGTCGGCCCCGCAGGCCAGGCCCATGTTCGGCATGAGCGCGTGGACCACGGCCGGCGGGGCGGGCTCCAGGAGGTCGAGGAGACTGTCCTGCGTCATGGCAGGTCAAAGAGGGGGATGGTCCCCATGGTGGGGTCCTCGACATCGGCGGGCTGATGGACAGTCAGGCAGGCCTGGCAGACGAGCGGTCCAGTGAGGCACGCGCTCTCGACGTCCTCGCAGTGCTGGGCGATGAACGGGGCTCCAGCGAGGCGTTCGCTGCCGTCGCAGAGGCGGGCGAGCGGGTACCAGGTGCCACCCTGGTAGCACTCAGAGTCGCCGACGTCGGCGATGTGCCGCACCAGGCGCCCCGGCAGGAGGACGCGAGTCATGACTCCTCCTGCCAGAGGCCACGCTCGGCCGCCAAAGCCGCACAGATGGCCTCGAAGGCGAGGTGGCTGAGGGAGGTCTGCTGCTCCATCAGGGTGTCCCGGTTGGTGACGGTGGAGACCTTGATAGGCCACCAGTCGGCCACGTAGCCGAGGGACACGATGAGGTTCTGTACCCGGACTTCGGGGTCTGTCGCCAGGTCCAGGTGGTTCAGGTTGCCGTCGTCCAAACTCCAGCAGTAGACGGCGCAGTCCTCGGTGATGAATTCGAGCGCTTCGGGGGTGGCCCATCCGGTGCCGTTGAGGCCCTGGAGGCACTTGGCGGCGACGACTAGGGAGGCCATGACTATCTCTTGGGTGCGGCGTTCGTCGACGCTCCCGTCGCTCTGTCGCCACGCGGTCTTCGTGATGAAGCCGCACAGTTCGCCGACCTTCAGGGTGAGGACTGAGATCTGCTCGCCTGGGATCGGGGTGTCGCGCAGCGCCCCCTTGTGCTTCTCCATGTTGGTCTTGACGCGCACAGCCCGCTTGAGCATGGCCTCGAAGTCAGCGCGGCGCTGCTCCATGGTGAGGGTGGTCATGCTGCGGCCCTCCCTTGCTCGGTGAGGGTGAGGAGGCGTGCGCGGCGGCCAGAGGGGGTGAGCGCGTACTCGCCGGTCTCCTCGATGAAGCCCTTGTCCTGAAGTTCACGCACGGCGGTCCGAGCGCGGGAGGGGGACAGGACGCCGGCGGTTATGTCGACGACGTTGGCGAGGGTGAAAAGGAACGGGCGGTAGCTTTGGAGTGCGCGGAGGACGATGGCCTGCGAGGTGGTGGTGTCGGCGATGCTGTCGGCCGCCCACTGGGACGTGACGGGGTCGGTGGCGCGCACTGAGCCGCGCTCGCGGGGGTGGATAGTGCTGGCGGTGGTCATGCTGCTGTCTCCTGGTCGTTGTGGTGGGGGTGTGGGGGCTGCTGAAGCTGCTGGGCTTCGAGGTCGCTCGCGTAGCGGGCGCGGAAGGTCAGCACGACGAGGGGCATGATCCCGTGCCTGACGGAGGCCCTGGGCTCGCTGGTAAGGACCATGCCGAGGGTGCGGAGGAGGTCCATGAGGTCGGCGATGGCCTCATTCTTCTGGTGGACGACGGAGACGGCGGAGAGCATCTGCCACTTGAAGACGTATTCGCCTCCGCCGCTCGTGGTCAGCATGGTGAGAGGGGTTTTCACGAGGAGGTCCTTCCTGGGGAGATAGGGGTCATGCTTCGGGGCGGCTGCGCATCCATTCCTCCAGGTCGGAGGCAAGGATGACGTAGCGGCTGCCGGCTAGGCGGGCGGGGAGGTGGCGGTCGGGGTCGGTGGCCTTGATGGCGCGGCGGAGGAAATCGACGGAGAGGCCTGTCAGTTCGCTTGCGCGCTGGAGGTTGTAGGCGATGGCAACGCTCATCAGTGGTTCTCTTTCTCTGTGCTGATGGTGTGGGCTGCGAGTACTGCGGTGAGGGTGACGGCGAGGAGGAGGACTCCCGTGTGGTGGCCGAGGGTCGCGGCGAGTGCTGCCTCGGCGAGGATGGCGGCCGCCGCTGCGGCTCCGAGGATGTAGGTGGTCATGCTGCGACCGCCTCGGCACCGAGGTAGCGGCGGCTGGTGATGATCCAGCGGCCCACCCTGCGGCTCGCGGACTCGTAGACGCGGCCGCTCGAGGTGTAGACGGTCGACGTCTCGAGGCCGAGGAGGTCGAAGAGGGCCTGGGCTCCGCCGTCGTAGGGGATGAGGTCGATGGTGAAGCGGCCTCCGGTGTGGGCGAAGACGTCGACGGTGCGGATGTCGATGCAGTTGCGTTCGGCCTCTTCGATGAGGGCGTTCACGAGGGGGGATGCTTCTGAGATGGGGCGCTGGGTGGTGGGGTTGCACATGGGGGTTCCTTAGGGGGTTAGGCGGCTTCTGCCTGCTGGATGATCTGGGATGCGGTGGTTCCGAGGGCGGCGGCGATGCGGTTGATCTCGTCGAGCTGGAGTCCGCGGCCGGTTCGGAGCCTGCGTTGGAGGGTGGAGCGGGGGATGTCAGCATCCTTGCTGAGCTGGAGGATGGTGGTGTCGGTGGCCGCCATCTGGTGGGTGATCGCCCGGATGATGGGGGGCGGCTCGGTTTTGTTGTCCATGTGGACCACATTAGGTGCCCATTTGGGCACCTGGCAAGTCCCTGGGAAACCTCTCTGAACTTCGTTATCGATCCGTCATCTTGTGGCCCAATGTGGCACACTCGAAGCATGAGCACTCAAGCCACCAACCCCGAGGCCGGCCTCAACGCCGCCGCCGCCACCGAGCTGCGCGCCCTCAGGGAGCAGAAGCACATGACCATGCGCTCACTCTCCGCCGCATCCGGCATCCCCCTGCGCACTCTCACGCGCCTTCTACAGGCCGAGCGCCCCATAACCTTTGACCCCCTGTGCGCGCTCGCTGATGCACTTGAGGTCAGCGTCTCCACGATCATCTCGCGGGCCGAGGACCGGCTGCGGGAGGAGCAGCGCGTCCCACAGTTCTCCTGCTGACCGCTGCGGCGTAGACAGGAAAGGACCCCCGCCCGGCACTGCCTGGGCGGGGGTCTTCTGTGTGTGGTTGTCTGATCTCGTTGACGGCCGTCAGGGACGGCGGGCGACCGGCCGGTAACAGTCCGGTTGAGAAACGATCACGCAGCGTCGAAGTGCAGTGGCTCCTTCCCCTTGCGGGCGCGACGCTCGTTGATGAGGTCGCCAGTGGTCTTCTGCCACCAGCGCTTCGGTGCGGGAGTGACGTCGTCGGCTGGCTCGACGGCGGGCTCCTTGGCCTCTTCGGCTTCCTCCGCGGCGTACTCCTGGCCGCGAGCGACGGCAACCTGCGCCCGCTTCACGAACTCACGGGCTTCCCGGTAGCGCTTGGCGCTGATCTCGTAGACGTAGGCGTCCTCGGTGGTCTCGATGACGATGTACTTGGTGGCGTCGACCTTCTTCTTGATGGCGAGGGCGAGGACGCCGACGGCGGCGACACGGGCCGCGGTGAGTCGCTTGCTGGCAGCCTTCCCGTCCTCGATGGCGATGTCGACGACGTCGGTAGCGGGGACGACGGTGAGCCGCTTGGGGAGGTTGAGGGAGCCGTCGTGGTGGACGCCGATCTTGCCGTCGTCGGTCTTGATTTGGGTGGCGTACAGGAGTGACATGGTGGTGGTTCCTTTCATGGGGTGGGGGTGGAGGTGAGGCCGAGGCGGGGTGCGACGGCCTCAAGAGCTTGGCGGGCCTGGTCCAGGTCGGCGTGCTGGTAGCCCAGGGTGGTGGTGACGCTGGTGTGGCCCATCAGGGCGATGATGACGGCGGCGGGGACGCCGGCTGCCATGAGGAGCGTGGCCGTCGAGTGGCGAGCCTCGTGGGTCACATAGTACTCCCATGGATCCTCCTCGGTGCCGTCGCCGCTCTTGTGGACGCCGGCAGCATCCTGGAGGCCACGCCACGCCTCCATGTCGTCCGTGGCTGACCATGGGCCGCCGTCGGGGCGTGGCCACACCAGCCCATAGGGGGACTCGGGGCAGTGGTCCTGCCAGGTGGAGAGGGCGGCCGCCATCCACGGCACGATCGGCAGCACACGGGATCCCGCCGCCGTCTTCGTCGGCACGAGGTGATAGGCGCCCGTCAGGTGGTGGGCGTCATACCAGCCGGGCAGGCCGGCGTCGCGCGCCCGCTTGGGGACCGCCTGGAGTTGGCGGTCGATGGTGAGGGTGCCGGAGTCCAGGTCCACGCGGTCCCAGGTGAGTCCCAGCGCCTCCCCCTGCCGTAGGCCCTGGAGGAGGGCGGCGACCCACCGGGAGGCGTCGTGCTCGCCGGCGAGGCGGCGTGCATTGCGCTCACGCTTGGTGGCGTCGACGTCGAGGGGTGGCCATGCGTCGGGTTCGGTCGCGGCCTTGAGGAGGGTGGCGGCGTCGGCGGCGGGGATGGCCCTGCGGCGGTTGGGAGCCTTCCTGGGGAGGGGCACGTCGAAGATGACCTGCGGCACGGCGTGCCCCTCGGTGCGGGCGTCTCGGAGGACCTTGAGGAGGATGGCGCGACACCTGTGCGCCGTCGTCGGACTGGACCCGGCTTTCTCGTGCGCACGGTCGAGGGCGCGCATGTCGGCGGGGTTGAGGTCGGTCAGGCGCTTGGAGCCGATCGCTGGGACGATCCAGCGGTCGATCATCCGGGTCGCAACGTCGAGGCTGTTGGGGCGCAGGCGTGTGGCGGCGGCGGCCTTCCACTGGTCGCACCATGTCTTGAGTGTGGTGCGGGGGCTCGCGCCCTGGGTCTGGCCGGCGGCGTGGTCACGGCGGAGTTGGCGGAGCGCCCGCTTGGCCTCGGCCTCGGTCTTGCGGATCCGGGTTGCTCTCTTGAGTCCGCCGCTGCGGGTGTAGCCGACGGGGAGGGCGGCGACCCACTTCCCGTCTTTGCGCTGGTAGACGCTGCCTTCTCCGTATGCCATGGGGTCCTCCTCGGGTAGCAGTGGATAGCAGTTTGGATAGCAGTGTGTGTCCTACGGTAGCCCATGAGGGCCCATGCTGGGCGACGTGGTTTCGGTGGGATGGCGCGGTTTCGTGCCGCCCGTCGGGCCAGTCTACCCCTGCACTCAGTTCTTCATGAGAACTGCCTGACATGCACCAGTATGTGCGGGATCATGCGGGACGTCAACCCCCGTGACCCCCTCGAAATAGCAGTTAGATAGCAATGTTTCCGCGACACCGAGAATCCCCCAGAATCACGCCATAAACAGCCCTCAGAGACGACGAAACGCGCCCCCACTACCCGAGTAGGTAGCGGGGGCGCTAGCGGGCTAGGATGGCCCTGAGGAGGTGACCATGGGCTACTACTGGAACGTGTTCGTCGCTCAGCCGGCGCGGAACGTCTACTGGCGAATGACTCACCTCTGGTGAGATGACGAAAAAGGCGCCCCTCCCACCCGAAGGTGAGAGGGGCGCTTTCCTGTCAGTCGTCAGCGAGGTCCCCGATCGGAGACTCCCCAGGGCCGCGCGGCAGGTCACTCAGGGGCGCCCCGCGGTCGAGGGCGATCGCGCGCGTACGGCGCGCCACGCACTCCCACTGGGCGGCCTCCCGGCGCGCCACCTGTAGGTCTGACTCGCGGCCCTGCCTGGCGTGCCACATGGCCCGGATCGCGGCCCCGATCTGGCTGACCAGGATGGACCCGAGTCCGCTGGTGATGATCGCGCCGATCAGCTCGATTCTCTGCATCCAGGGTCCTCCCTCTCGGCGGCGCGGGCCGCGGCATCAGCCTCATGGGCTTTCGCGACGGTCACGCCGATCTCAGCCTGACGGAGCGCGGTGTCCGGCTCGCAGCCGGGCTCCCATGCGTGGCCCCAGACGCGGGCCATCCGCTGACCGATCATGAGGAGGAGAGCGAGGATGATGAAGAGCGGCCAGCCGGGCCAGTGGTCACTGGTGAGGGCGCGTGCGGCATCCTCGATGGCGACCACGAGGAGGCCGAGGGCGACCAGGGCCGCCGACGGGCCTTCCACGCCCCACCATCCCCGCCACGCCGCCGGCGCGCCGATCGCGCACCCGGACAGGGTCAGGAGACAGCCCACGGTGACGTCCCACGGCTGGATGCGCGGGGCACCCAGGATGAGGGCGACGGCCACGGCGATGAGCACGTAGGTCGCCGCCATCATCGCTGAGATAGCCCGCGGCTCGTGGAGCGTCGACCAGAGTCGGCGGCCCAGGCCCATCAGTCGGCCTCGTGACGTGGCGTGTAGTGCTCCCGGGTCTCACCGCCGGGGGTGACGATACCAGCCCAGGCGAGGACGCTCACGCCGCCGATCCGGATGTGGGAGAGGGCCTGATAGGCGACCCAGGCGAAGCCGAGGAACTTCCCGACCTGGGCGGCCAGGACGTCAGCCTGGAGCGGGTAGGCGGACAGCGCCCAGGCGCCCACGGTCAGGACCACGGCGGCCCCGATCACGAGGGCGACGCGGCGGCCACGCGTCCAGTATGGGCGGTCCAGGGCCGCCTGGATCAGGGGCCACAGGACCCCCAGGACGACGGTGGTGACGAAGGGGTCACGGATGAGGCTGTTCACGCGGCGGCTCCCTCGGTCTTGGTGGTGGCGTTGGCCTTGACGGCGGCCAGCACCTCGGCGGTAGCAGCCTCGATGTCCTTCTTGCCGGCGAGCCCGCCGAAGCAAGCGTTGAAGTGCGCCCAGGAGTCAGCAACGAGACTGTTGAAGTCTTCCCCGCTGACCCAGGTGGTGCGCACCCCCGCCCGATACCAGGCATCCGCCTGGGCCTGAGTCAGGCCGAAAGCCCCAAGGCCGGGCGTCAGGAGCGCGTAGCCCTTGCTGGTTCCGAAGTCGATGCCAAGCATTCTCATGTCGTCATCCTCATCTGTAGTGGTGGTGTCGGCGGGGGCGGTCGCCCCCACCATGGAGTCCCAGGCGGCGCGGTCACGCAGCCTGTCGAGGTCGATGTGCTCGCCCCATCCGGGCAGGCGGCCGTCCTCCGTGTACTGGTGGACCAGCGCCGACGTGCCCCAGTAGGGGACGTCCGGGATGGCAGGGTCCATGTAGCCCGCCCCGTAGTCCGAGTAGTCGGGCCCGCCGGCCACCCACAGGGGGTACCGTGCGGCGACGGCGGACCAGTCGTAGGAGTGGATCACGTTCTGGTAGGTGTAGAAGCCGGGCGTGGTGCCGGTGCGGGCGGCTACGGTGTCGAGCCACGCCTGGGCCGCGCCAGGGCCGAGCGGGACGGCGTCAGCCTCCCAGTCCAGCCACAGGGGGACGCGCCCCGCATAGTCGCCGATCTGCCCCAGGAAGTGCTCGACCTGCGCGCTCACGTCATCGTCGTCAGCGAAGTGGTAGAGCCCCAACCTCTTTCCGTTGGCTAGCGCGCTAGCGACCTGGTCGCGCCAAGCCGGGTTCACGTAGCCCGTCCCCTGCGTCACCTTGACGATGACGAAGTCCGCCGGGACGACGCTGAAGCTGATCCCGGCCTGATAGGAGGAGACGTCGACACCGTGCGCATGAGTCGGCTCGCTCGACGTCGCCGGCGCGGCGGGCGCGGGGGCGGGAGCCGGCGCGGGGGCGCTACCCCCGGCGAACTCCGGCCACTGGGACAGGAACAGGCTGTCGTCAAAGCGGTGGCAACTGGTCCATTTCCCGGTCAGCGTGTAGGGGTGACTCGAGTAGGGGACGGTGCGAGTCTCGCCCCCCGTGGAGTCGCCGGCGTAGCCGTCGATCGACCCATCCTCAGCGATCCACGCCTCAGAGAGGTAGTCGGCGGCAGGGTCGGTGATGATGACGACGTGACCCGCCCCGCCCTCAGGGCCGGCAGACAGGACGACGTCGCCGACCTGGAATCCGCCGTCCGGGCGGAGGCTGGCGTCATCCCAGTGGACCTCCCGGTAGCCGCGAGCCTCGAGGCCCTGACGCATGTTCCCGGTCCATAGGCCGTCGATCTCTGGTAGGGCGGCGTGCCCCCAGGGGACGCCGTAGGTGACGTGCAGGCCGAAGCAGATCGACCCGCACACCAGCGACGAGCAGTCGGCGTTCTGGGGGGTGGTGACGTAGCCCTGCTCGTCGGCGTTGGCATACCAGGAGCGGCGCTCAGGCTGGCTGTAGCCGACGTCGGCGACGTCGCAGATGTAGCGGGCCTGCGCGGCCGCCACACTTCCAACAGACATACGGTTTCCTTTCCGTGATTGGATATAGGAAATCCCCGCCACCGGGATTGGTGCGGGGACAGGAAATGGTCAGTAGCCGATGGCCTGCCACATGAGCGCGTGCGCAGCAGACTTAGCCTCACCCGGAAAAAGCACACGAAAGCTTTCCCTGCTGAGCCGGTCCACCATTGGCATGAGTGGCGACACGAATTGCCAGCCAGACGCGTTATTGTAAATAGGCTGGAATGTAATAGAAATGCACGCCTTCGGGAATGGCTTCGGGAATGTCTGCACAGGCAGGTAACCGTTACCGAAATTGTGATCGGTCGTGAACCCGGCGATTCTCCCGGTCTGCATAATCATGACCTCATTGGGGCCTGGCTGCGTGTAGGAGAGCCCAGAATCCCCGGACTGCTGCGCTTCAATGCGCATGCCGCCGGTGCCGTCCCATCGGGTGCCGTCATAGCGGACAAGGGAGGAGATGTGGTCGATCCAGTAGAAATCGGGATTGCTCGGCGACGGATTCCACCCCAGGTCCCATTTGGCGCGGTTCGCCTTGTTGTAGGCGTCCTGCCAGTCCTGCGCCCAGATGACGGTCTTGATAGACCTGGCCATGGCGTCCATGTCGCCCTGGGCGTTGAAAGGGTCAGTGCCTTCGGGGACGCGAATCCCGTTCATCAGTGTGCGAGCCAATTCGGTCTCCTATTTCTTCTCAGGGACGTTTGTCCACTTGATCGTGATGCGGCCACTATCCGGGTCGGTGCCGATATCGGAGACGCCACCCTCGACATTTCCCCCGGTCCACATGAGCCCGCCGCCATTGGCGATGAGCCACTGGGCTACCGCTGCCGGCAGGGTGACGTCCTGGCCGCCGGGCGCCCACTGGGCGAGAGTCACAGACAGGGACGGGCCGGCCGCTGTCGGCTGCCTCCCCAGGCTCCCGGCCGCATGACACCGGCCCTGGAGGGTGACCGCCGCCTTGTTGCCGCCGTCAGCGGTCCGCTCCCCGAAATGCAGGCTGGCCTCCAGGACACGGAGGCCGACGATCGCCTTCAGTGCCGCGAACTGGCCCCCATACCCCCACGCGCCGACGGACTGGAATTTCCCGCCGGCGACGATCCGCTCCGTCCACGGGCGCCCATCCGACCGGCGCGTCGACCACGACGCGGAGTAGACCGGCCGGATCACCGCGGTACCATCGGTCTGGCCGAGCTGCTGCGACGGGGCCGACGGGGGTGCGTTAGACGGCGCATCCGGAGCCTTCCAGGTGACGGGGCCAACCGTGGTCGGGCGCCCGTCCTGCCACATGAGGGACACGACCTGCCCGACCGACGGGGCGCTCCACGAGTGCGTCGCGGACACGTTGCCGAAAGAGGTACGGACGACAGCCTGGCCACTGCCGACGCTGACGACTGTGCCGGTCGTCGGGCGGGGGGTGTCTGTCACCCGGCCGAGGACGATCGCCGACGACTGTCCCGCCTCACCTCGGGTCAAGGCCACGATGACGTTGTCCCCGTAGTTCACGGACACGGGGTCGAGCCAGGTCGCGGGTACCTGCACCCCCTCGATCGTCACCGCCGGTCGGTCATAGGCTCCGCCGACAGTGCCGGTCACGAGGGTGGTGCCGCCCTGCTGGCCGATCCCGGCGATCAGCTCCGCCAGGCTCATGACTGCTTGTCCCCGAGGATCACGGCCCGCATTTCGTTGGCGTCGACGTCGACCTCCAGGGTGGAGGCAGTGACACCGCCCATCGCGTCCCCACCGAGCGTCAGGGACATGACCTGCCCGGTGACGTCGATGGCGCGACCACTGCGGGTCGGGACGGCGACCGTCACCCAGTCGTAGAGCTCCAGTCCTGGGTGCGGGAGGCACTGGACCTTGAGGCGCGTAGTTTTGGGGCCAGTCTGGCTGGCGAGGCGGGTGGCTGCGGCACGCTCAGCCGCTACAGTGGAGTCGATCAGCGGGCTGCTGTAGAACTCGGTGCTGTTGCCGAGGGGGCCGCCCCACTTCGAGACGCCGCGGTCGAGGTATGCGCGGCCCACGTACTCCCCCTGGCTGCCCTGGGACGTGGCCACGACCGAGTTGTAGACGGTGCCCAGGTCCATCGACCGGGACAGTGACACGAGCGCGGCCATGAAATCCCCGCCCTGGATGCGCCACACGGGGCCATCCGCGCCCTTTTTCGGGTCGATGAGGTGCATCGTGCCCTCGCCATCCGTGCGGCGCACCAGCCCCCCATAGGACAGGAGGTCGTCGATCGCGTCCAGCCTCTCCTTCTCATAAATTGTTCCGGCCGCCACCTTCGGTAGCGTGAGGTTCTTCGAGTCGTCCACCAGCGGGACCGTCCCGGCCAGGAGGCGGCGCGTCTCCTTGACGACGTCGGAGCGCTCATCTCCGGGAGTCTTGGCCTGGAGCTTGTCGCGCTGGAGGAGGATGCTGGTGTCCTCCACGGAGCAGGTGACGACACCGCCGGTCGGCAGCCACCGCTCCACACCCCCAGCGCGGGTGAGCTGCCAGAATTGCTCCGGCTGCGGCTTGGTGACGACGAGGACGGCGCGGGGGATACGGGAACCATCCTCGGCGATCCAGGTGAGGCGCAGGCGCGCCCCCGGCCCCAGAATGTCACCCAGCACCCAGGGCTGGAGCGTCCCGTCCTCGTCGATGATCTTGACGGTCCCCGTGCACTGGACGGCGCGGGACGCGTCCCAGGTCAGGGACCAGGACTCCACGCGCAGGCCAGCCCGCACCAGGTCATCGCCCAGGTAGGCGTCCACCTGCACCGACTCGCGGGAGCGGGTGCCGGTGATCGACTGCCTCGCGGCGTCAGTCATGGCGAGCATGTCAGCCTCCAATCTGGAGCGGACGGCGCTTCACGTCCGCGTAGGTCTTGGTTCCCAGGCGGGACTTGATCGCGTTGTAGGTGGCCCCCGCGGAGAGTTCCTTGGTGCGGTCGTAGGTGGCTCGGACCACCAGGACCGGTAGCGACGGCGGTGCGACCACGCCCCCGGACAGGTCCCAGCGGGTGATGCCCTCGGCGACCCACTCGACCTGCGCGTCGGCCGGCACGTACCCGCCCCAGCGGGTCGCCCGCTGCGGGTCATGGGGGACGCGCAGGAGGAGGACGCCGGCCTGCTCCACCAGGTCCGCGACCCGGTCAGCCTGCTGCTGGTTCCAGGTCGTGATGATGGCCTTCAGGGACTCAGGGGCGCTTCTGGCGGCCCCCAGTTGGACCGGCAGCCTCGCCCCCAGGGGGAGGACCGTCTTGCCGCCGACGCCCCACTTGTGGCCGGACAGAGAGCCCGCCGTCAGCAGGGGGATGTCCTCGCGGTGCTGGTCGCCCATGTCCAGCTCGATCGCGCTAGTCCAGTCCAGGGGGTCGGACAGCCACGCCGACGGCGAGTCCAGGCGGATGCTGGCGGACCATGACTGTTCGGCGACCTCGTTCGTCAGCGTGTAGGTGACCGTCTCCCCCAGGGGGATCTCATGGTCCTCGAGGTAGTCCAGGTTGGAGATGCGGATGTCTGCGCCGCCGCGGATCAGGGTCGTGAATCCTCGGACGGTCCGGGTCACTGAGTATCCGGTCCCGTCGCCGTGGACGGCCAGGGACACAGCCGGATGCCCCTCGCCAGCGCTGATATCCTCGATGGCGATATCCTTACCTGGCAGGACACCGCGGATAGCGCGCGACTCCGAGCGGTACTTGTCGCCGGTCCACTGGTAGTGCCAGCCGATACCAGAGGCCCCATCCTCGCGGGTCGGGGAGTCGCCATCGAAATAGGTCGTGTCGGTGACACTCTCGCGCGTCGGCCCCATCAGGCAGATGACGTTGTCGGCGTACATGGTCCCGACGCGGTTGCCGACGTGCTTGACGCCCACGTACACGTCGATCGCCTCGGCCCCCGCAGGGACCTCCACCACGTGCGCGATCCTGCCTACAGCCGCGGTCCGGCCTAGCGCGGGCGCATAGCTGATGGTATTCTTGTCCGGGAAGTAGAAACGCACTGCGAGAAGTGCGGCATCCTGTAGTGATGCTCCCATGGGGCTCAGGTCGTAGTCTGCGGCTACGGCCACCCATTTTTGCTCTGATGCGGCAGGCCCACCCAGGTTAATCCGCTGGCTGATGGCTGTTTTGTTGTAGTCTTTGGCGTCAAGCGCTTTGATTTTCATGCGGCCGTTTTCGACCGAGATTTCAGACTTCCAATTCCACCACCAGAATGTATCTTTGGTGAAAGAGCCATTCTGACAGAGGTTTACCCGCATTTCGGTCAGCGCCATTCATTGCCCCCTCGGAATAGGGGGCGGGGATCGCTGGTGTGGCGATCCCCGCCCGGTTAGCGGATGCGACGGCCGGACAGGTCCGACGCGACGCGGTCGACTGCGCGGCCGGCCTCCACCTGCATGCGGCCAATCAGGACGCCGTCGACGTCCCGTACCTCGAGGACCTCCGGCACGCCGGAGTTCCCCTTGGTGAGGAGGTCGTCGATCTTGTCCCACTGGCCGCCCGTGAAAACCGGCTCCGGCTTACCGGTCGCGTTGAGGACGGTCGTCAGTCCTGGCTGGAGTAGGCCGCCGGAATCGAACTTGTAGAGGCCGGTTGACGGGCTGCCGTAGATCGGGGTTTCCCGCACCGGGATGCCGAATGTCGGGGCCTCGACCATCATGCCGTTACCGGAGGCGATAGCGATGTGGTGCGCCGGATACCCCCAGAACAGCAGGGTCCCGGGAGTATTCAGTGACCCGCCCGGCGTAGATCCCGCCTGATAGCCGGCCGCCGTCAGGCGCGGGATCTGGGAGCCCATCTGGTGGGCCGCCCAGTAGACGAGACCCGAGCAGTCGACGCCGGGCGGGATCGAGGATCCACCCCACACGTAGGTCGCGCCGATCGCCATGCGCGCGGCATTTACGATGTCCGACGCGGCCATGGTGGCGGCCTTACCCTTCAGCCACTCCCCGAAACCGTCGATCCACTTTTTCGGCATGGCGGCGGCGAAATCGTGGAAGAATCCGGTTCCGGGCAGGCTCCCCATGATGAGATCGACGGGCGCCTGAATGAGGTGCTGCACCGCCCCAAGGGGGTCGGAGATGATCGATGAGACCGCGTCGGCGGCCGACGAAATCCAGTCCGTCGCGGTCTGAATGCCGGCCCCAACGGTTCCCTTGATTTTCTCCCAGATACCGCCGTCCGCGAAGGCCGCGAACCGCGCCCCCTGGTCACCGCCGGGGATATGGCCGCCACTGGAGCCCCTGGCGGCGGCGTTCATCCGGTGAACCGCAGCGGGGCCACCGACGGCGCGCACCCACTCCGGCCGCATGATCGCCTCACCGCCCGACAGGGCAATAGCGCCGCCGCCGTCAGGCGAGTAGAAATGGTAGATGTCCTTGCCGGGAGAATACCCCGGGAGGACACCACCCGTCGCATACCCTGGAATGCCAGACACGTCCGGCAGGCGCAGGGAAAGACCGAGCTTATCAGCAATGCTGTCCGCTGTCTTCTTGATTCCGTCACGGTAAACCGTATTGATGATGAAGTTAATCGGCTTGGCGGCAACCGATTTCACGCCATCCCAAATGGTCTGAATTCCGGACTTCATCGTGTCGAAAGCAGTTTGGATGCCATTAGTGACATTGTTGACTGCATTCGTCAGGATGGTTTTCATCCAGTCCACGACCACGCTAATAGCCGTCTGGATACCATTCCAGATAGTGGTGATCCCGGTCCACAAAGCCTGTGCGCCCGCGGTAATCGCGGTCCACACGGCCGAGATGACCGGCTGCACATACGTCTGGAACCAGCCCACAACTACCTGCACCCCGGTCATGACATTGTTCCATGCACTGACCACCATTGAGACCATGAAATCCACGGCCACCTGGATAGCGGTCCACACGAAAGACAATACCGGCTGCACATACGTCTGGAACCAGCCCACAACTACCTGCACCCCGGTCATGACATTGTTCCAGGCCGCGACTACCATCGAAACCATGAATCCAACTGCGACCTGAATAGCGGTCCACACCGCAGACAGGACAGGGCTCACATAAGCGCTGAACCAATCGACGACGACGCCGACGGCGGACATGATCCCGGACCATACAGCCTGGATACCCGACCAGAGGACTTGGGCGCCCGCCACGATCACAGTCCACGCAGTAGACAGGACCGGGGCCACATAGGAGCTGAACCAATCCACCACCAATTGCACGGCCACCTGGATGAGCGTCCAGACGACGATGAACGGGATACTCAATGCCCAAAGCCCAACCTTGATTCCCGTCCACACGGCCTCAAAAACTGGCACGAGATAGGCGGTAAACCAATCGGCTACCACCTGCACCGCCGCCTGGATTCCCGTCCACACGGCGCTGACGACCGCTACGAGACCATCCCACAGGCTCCCCAGGATGGTCACAGCGCCCATGATCGTAGGCACCACATAGGAGGTGAAGAACCCACTCACGGCCCCCCACACGACGCTCCAGGCTGCGCTCAGGGCATCCAGGGTGGCATTCCAGTAGGGGGCAATCCAGTCCAGGAACGACTGGAACGCAGCCGTAATACTCGCCCACGCCTGCTTGCCCATTTCCGTCTGGGTGAAAAACCACCCCAAGGCGGCCACCAGAGTGAGGATAGCCGTCACAGCAAGGACGTAGGGGTTAGCGTTCGCAACCACATTGAACGCGAACTGCGAGTCCTTAGCGAGGGTCGTAGCCTTCGTGAAAAGGCTCCACGATTTCACCATCTGCATAATGCCGCCAGACAGTGAGATCACGGCAGACACGCCAAGTGCTGCCTGCAACCCCTGGAACGTCAGGACCGCAGTGCCGACGGTGACCGCCAGGCCACCCAGGAGCCCCTTGTTCTCGATGACCCAGGACGTCAATTTCAGGCCGGCATCAACGACCCAGCCGATAGCGTCGCGCAGCCCCTCCAGGAAGCTGACGATGGCCGAATCGGGCTTGAGCCCAAAAATAGGCTTGTCTGTCTCGCCGGTCAGGATGATCTCTGCGAGGCCCTGAACTGTTGGCAAGAGCGTGTTGCTGATCCAGGTGCCGGCGTCGATAGCGGCGTCGCGAACACTGAAGAGGAAGTCGACCAGTCCGCTGTCCTCTTCAAGGCCGAATAGCGATGCGGACCCCTTGTAGTCGCCCTGAAAGAGAATGCTGGCGACGCCTTGGATGCCGGGGATCAGGGTGCTGGTGATCCAATCCCCGGCCGCCCTAGCGGACTCTCCGATCTTGAAGAGGAAGTCGACGATACCGGAGTCCTCCTCGAGCCCGAAGAGGTTATCTGACCCGTCGAACTTGCCATTCGCTAGGATATCCCAGACACCCTGGATCCCAGGGATCAAGTTGTTCTGGATCCAGTCGAAAGCGCCCTCAGCGCCGGTAGCGACAGTCCCCATGAAGTTCGTCAGCGCCGGCTTGATCTGGTCGACGATACCCATCGCCCCAGACACCAGGGCCGCCTCGAGGTTACCCCAGGCACCCTCAATCGTCTGGGTTGACGTCGCCGCCTCCTTGGCGACGTCAGTCATGCCAAGGTCCATCACCGCCGCATTGAATTCCTCGGCGGTGATCTGCCCCTTCTCCATCGCCTCACGAAAATTCCCCGTGTAGGCGCCCGCTTCGAGGAGGGCCTGCTGGAGCTTCCCGGACGCGCCCGGGACGGCGTCGGCGAGCTGGTTGAAGTTCTCGGTGGTGAGTTTCCCCTGGCCAGCGGTCTGGGTGAGCACCATGCCGACGCTCTTGAAAGTCTCGGCATTTCCGCCGGCGACGGCGTTCAGGTTACCGGCAGCCTCAGCGAGTTTGTCATACCCCTCGACGTTGTTCGACGCCAATTGGGCGGTGATCGACTGGATATCACTCAGGCCGTAGACGGTCTTGTCGGCGTATTCCTTCGTGGACTTCGTGAGCCGATCAATATCGGCCGCGGATTTCCCCGCGAAGCCCAAGGTGTTCTTGAATTTGTTGGTGGCGTCGGAGGCATCAATAGCCTGCTTCGCGATATCCGAGAAACTGGCTGCCAGGCCAATAGCGCCAGTGACGGCGAGTGCACCGGCGGCGATCTTCCCGACCTTCTGGAAAGCCCCGCCCAGGCCGGAGACGATCTGTCGCTCAGCCGGCTTGGTGTCGACGCCCCCCAGGGCCTCCTTGAGCTGCTGGGAGATCGCCTTGGTGGAGAGGGCCACCTGGATCCAGGCTGTGCCGATGGTGTGTCCCGTGGGCTTGCTGCCAGCCATCCCGGCTCCTCCTCTATATGCTGGGGAGGCCCCACAGCACGCCGCTGTGGGGCCTCCCCTCGTGTTGGTTATGCGCTGGCCTGGGCGGCCAGTTCTGGGTGCCTGGCGAGCCAGCGGAGCCCCTTGGCGTCCTGCCGCTCCTGGGCCTCCCGTGCCTTCTGCTGCCAGCCAGGCTCGGGCGGCTCGGGAGGCTTCGGCAGGTCAGACCGCTTCGCCCCGGCCCCCATGGCCACATAGCAGCTGATCTGCCAGGCGGCCATCCTCGTGGCGGTGACCTCATCTGAGAGGGCCGCGTCCCCGCCCATGGCCCGCCCCAGGGCGCTCCCAGGGGGTAGGCCGCGGATGAGGACCAGCAGCCGCCTAGGCGTCAGCCGGCCCCTGTAGAGGTCCAGCAGGTCGACGCCATAGACCCTGAGCAGGTCTGCCTCGATCTCCTCCCCATGCTCCCGAAGGAGCCCAGGGAGGGCCGTCAGTTTCCCGCGTTCAGGACCTCGAAAACGTCCTGGAGGAAGGTCCCCATGGCGTCTGCGCTGATCTTGCCGTCGGCGTCGCGGACGTGGTTCTTCACGTCGTCGTAGGCGTCACCCAGGACGGCGCGGGTCACCCGCATCATCGCGGCCGGGGAGGCGCTACCGTCCTCCATGGCGGCCAGGGCCTCGATCACCTCCCAGTCGGACTGGAAAGCGGTCGGGTCGACGGCGATGGTCAGGCCATCGACGGTCACCTCCACGATGCGGCCACCGTTGGCCTCGGCCTCCTGGAAGTCCTTCGGCGTCGCGGCCCCAATCTCGCGGGCGTGCTCGGCTGTCTTGCTCGTCTTCTTGCTAGTCATCTGTCGGTCCCTTTCGGTGGTGGCGGTCCCAGGTTGTGGTGACCCCACCCCGGCGCAGGGACCGACCATCCGCGCCGGGGCAGGGGGCTAGAGCGGCCGTCAGGCCGGGATCAGCGACTTCGCGTTGCTGTAGATCACGTAGTCACCCAGGACCGAGAGCTTGTAGGACCAAGCCGTCAGCTCGCCGACCTTGAAAGCGACCTCCCCGCGCTCGCCCAGTTCGAGGCGGGGGAAGACGATCCGCATGCGGGTGCGGGCGTCGCCGGTGGAGGCGGTGTCGAAGACGTCGAGCACGCCGGACAGGACGGTGACCGTGCGCTGCGCCTTCGCGGTGATCTTCGCGACGTCCGTCTTCGCTGGGCCAGCACCGATCTGCTCCTGAATCTTCTCCGCGGTTGCGTTCAGGAAGCGGGTCACGATGTCCAGCTGGGACTCCAGGAGGGCAGCCTCCAGGCCGGTCTCCGAGGAGTCCATGAAGGTACGGACCACACCGTGGCCCTGGTGCCCCTTGATCTTGGTCACCGAGTCGTCCATCGTCAGCTTGATACCGTCGTCCGAAATCCAGCCGCAATCCTTCAGGCTGGTGGGGACGGCGGTGGTGAGGCCCTGGATCTTGGTGGCGAGGGCGGGGTCATAGGCACCCAGGTAGAGACTGTCGTCGTCCGACCCGAAGCCGAGTACGTTGTCGGCATTCACTGCCATTGGTTTCTCCTTACGGTTGGTTCCGTGTGGTGATCTGGTAGGTGGCCGTCGCGCGGGCGGCCGTGATAGTCGGGTCGGGCGACTCAGATGGGGCGTTCCCCGTGACCTTCGTGACCGGCCAGTCGTGACCGGCCACGAGGGCGTTGATCGCTGCATCAACACGAAGGGCCAGGCGCATTGCCTGGCCCGTAGTGGGAGCGAAGGAATCGATGGTGACCTGACCGGTACTCAGCACCCGGTGGTGCTGGCCCTGGCCGCCCGTAGCGATCACCAGGACCAGCGGGTCCGGCGGGCCCCCGTTCGCGTAGGGGACGGTGGACACGACCTGCACGTCAGGCAGGGCCGCCTTCAACGCGGCCATCACCAGGGCCTTCGTGTCCCGAGACATGCCGGTCATCAGCCGTCACCCCCGATGCTGCCCAGCACCCTCTCCAGGGTGTGGTGCTTGATCTGCTCCATGCCCGCCTCCCGCGTGCCGGCGTGGACGTAGGCGCGGGCGCGCTTCCCCTTGTTGGAGGAGTGGACCTTGAAGCCGTCCCCGGCGCGGGCCCGCAGTTCCTCGGCGGCCTCGTTGACGACGCCCTGGGCCTCATCGGAGGACACGAGCGCCTGGATGCCCTTGCGGTCGAGCTTGAATCTCACGACACCCATCAGGCACCCCCTGTCTGGTGCGGGTCGGTGGCGGCATGGAGCGTAACCACGGTCCCCTTGGGCCAGCGCGCCGGGGCACCCTCGACCCTGTACGTCACGCCAGCGACGCGCAGGAGGTCGCTGGAGCGGATGTCCGGGTGCTTGCCGCGCCAATACAGGGTCGGCTGACTGACGACCGGCAGAGAGCCCGCGGCGACCGGCTCCGACGTGCCGCCAGGATTGAGCAGGGCGGGCGACAGGGACGTCTCCACGACCGGTCCGGGGACAGCCTCACCGTACTGGTCGCGCCCACCGTCACCCGCCCTGAGCCTCGAAACGGTGACCAGGCCGGCGGCGATCACGGGGCCACCGCCGGAGCCAGCAGGTCCACCTCGAACGCGGCCGACCTGCGGCCGCCCAGCTGCTTCAGTTCAGCCGCCCTGAGGAACAGGTCGCCCTCGGGGTTGCTGTAGGCATACTGGTCAGTGAATGGCCCTGTAGTGTGCATCTCGCTGGCCAGGAGGCCCCGCGGCTCGGGTAGCCCATCGGCCGCCCCCTGCTCGGCCTGCAACGCCCGCTTCACGACCGCACAGGCGATGCGCTTCAACGTCACCAAAGACGCGTGCTGCCAGCGCGGCGCGGACGACTTGATGAGGTCCGTCGCGTCCTCCAAGAGGACCGCGGCCCGCTTCCGCTCCTGCTCAGACAGGCCACGCCAGCGCGCCTCCAAGTCCTCCACCGTCGCGAAAGCGTCAGCCACGCTTGCCGCCCCGCTTCGGGGTCTCCTTGGTCTCGGCGTGCTCACCACCGATGTCGGCGGCGTCAATCCCGAACACATCCAGGAGCGGAGACAAAGCCTTGACGGTCTCCTCGTCGACGTCGGCCACCCCATCCACGAACTCCACCCGCGGGTGAGTGATGAGCAGATTCGGGTGACGCTCACAGGTGATCCTCACGATCCCCTCCTCTCAGACAGGCGGGGCGCCCCACGCACTGTGGGGCGCCCCTACGCCGGTCAGTCAGCAGCCACGGTCAGGACACCGTGAGCCTTCTCGTTGCCGTACTGGAGGCCGATCTCCCCGTAGATCTGCACGTCATCGCTGGCCCCGGTCTTCGCCAGCGGCTCCGCGAAAAAGTGGCCCTTGCCGGGAATCTCCAGGAACGCCGGAGCCAACTGCTCCAGGGACGCAACGATCAGCTTGTCCGCCGGCACGTACCGGTTCAGCATGACGTTCATGACCCCGAAGTCCGTCTCGAGGGTCTTCAGGTTGACGCCACCGACGTTGCGCTCCCCCTCCTGGTACTTGGCGTCCTTGATGAACACGCGGGTGAGGGCGCGCTTGAGCTTGGAGTTGACGATGATGGTCCGGGTCTCGCCCTCCTGGAGACCACCGTTCGTCCAGACCTTCTCGACCAGGTCGAGGACGTCGGCCTCAGTGAGTTCGGCGGCCTTGTGGGTGGTGGTCGCCACGTTCGTGGTGATCGCCTCGAGCAGGCCGCGGGTCTTGCGGGCTGTCTGGTTGTCCGTCGGGCTGGCGTACTTGCCGGTGATGAAGGTTTTCTCGACGTCACGGGCGATCTGCTTCAGCTCGGTGCTGATCTGCCAGGCCAGTTCGTCGGCGGGCAGGACGGTGTCACCGATGGTGACAGTCGTCGCGCCATTCGCAGGGGTGACCTGCTTGGTCGCCCCCTGCTTGGTGTAGGAGACGCTGACCTTCTCCTGGTGGACCTCGACGACGTTGCTGGCGGCGAAGCGGGCGCGACCCTCGGCGGCGGGGGCGGTAGCGCCCTCAGTGCGCTGGCGGCCATCCTCGGCGTCACGCAGGTCGTAACCGGACCAGGAGAAGACGGTGCCGCCGACGGGGACGCCGCCGGTCAGGCCGCCGATCGAGGACAGCAGCGGCGTGTCCTCAGGGCTGGCGGCGAAGAGTTCGCCGACGTAGTTCGGGCAGTTGTAGGTGGTTGCCATGCCAGTGATGCCGGCCATGGTCGTTCCTTTCAGTCGTGATGGCTCATCAGTGGGAGCCGAGCTTCAGGGCCTTCAGGGAGGCCGTGAGTGTCCGGTCTCCGGCCGCCTCGGCGGCGGCGATACGCTCATCGAGGGAGGCGGCTCCCGCACCGGGCGGGTTGCCGTGGTGGCGGACGACCGGCTGGGCGGGGGCCTCGGCGGGCTTGGCCTGCGCGGCCGCCCATGCCTTGACCTGCTCGGCCCAGGCGGCCGGGTCATCGCCGGGGCCTGCGAGGATGTCGACGGGGACGCCGGTCTTGGCGGCGACCTCGGCGCGCTCCTTCTCGGCCCGCATGGCGGCCAGGTCGGCCTGGAGGGCGGCGAGCGCATCGGCCTGCTTCTGGGCCTCGGTCTTGCCTGCGTCCTCGGCGGCCTTGATCTGGGCTGCGAGGTCGGCGGCGCGCTTCTCGGCCTCTCGGCGGGCTGCGCGCTCGGCGGCTAGGGCCTTCTTGCCGGCGTCTCCGAGCGTGTCGGTGGCGTCGCCCGTCGCGGGCTCTCCACTGGTCTGCTCGGTGGGCTCGGTCGGCTCCACGGCCTCGTTGGCGGTCTTGTCCATTGGTTCTCCCTCAGTGAGATTGGTGCCATCGCGGCACGACAAAGCCCCCACCATCGCGGCAGGGGCTCGTGGGTATGGTTGGGTCACTCGGCGGGGGTAACCCCGTCAGTGACGGTCTCGGGTGCGATGCGGCGCATCTCGGCGGCGATCGCCTTGTCGTCGACGGTGGCACCGGACGCCTTCACGGCAGCCCTGGCCTCGTCGTAGGCGACGCGCAGGCGCTTCGGGTCATAGCCGCGGATGCGGTGCGCCTGGCCCTTCCACAGGGGCGTCGGGACACACGAGCAGTGATCGTGGTAGGCGTGCCCCTGCCCGGCCGTCGCAGCACTGGCGTAGACGAACCCTCTGGAGGCGAGCATCGAGCACCAGGCGCAGCATCCGCCAGGGCCAGGCACGCGCGCCCACCGAGGCTTAGCGGGGTCGACGGCGACGTTCCTGTGCACCGTATCCTTCCCCTGCTGCCCAATGAATCGGGACAGCGTGTTCCCCAGGGTGGCCTGCACGCCGGGCGGGTCCGCGCCCCACAGGCCGCCGACCGCCCAGCGGGTCGCCTGCACCACCTGCACCTCGGACGGCCCATCAGCCAGGATGGCCGAGTAGGTGCCGCCGACGGCGTCAGCACGCAGCCGCTCATACCACTCCGCAGCACTGGACGCGGCCAGATCCCCATACTGGGTGACGATGGCCGGCATCACCACCAGGAGAGCATCACGCGCAGCCTCAGGAGACGACAGGTCCAGGCGCCCAAACGCGGTCACCAAGGCTGCCAGCGCCATCCGTGTGGCCTCATCCAGGCCACGTGACAGGCGCTCCAGGTCAGCCCGCGTCGCCACCAGCGGTCACCTCGACCGGGGCCTCAGCGGGCTCCTGCGGTGCTTGCTCAGCCGGGGTGGGCGTGGACGCCAGCAGACGATCTAGCACCCCGCCAGCCTGCGCCCGCTTGATCTGCGACCGAATTCTGACGATCTGCTCGGCGCTGTAGCCCAGTTCCTCCAGGGCCACATCGGTCTGAGCAAGCTCCGGGATCGCGCTGATCTGCTTGACCACCGCGTCGGACTGGGAGACGACGGACGGCATCGCAGGATTGCGCCAGCGGGTCGCGAGATTCCGCACCTCATCGTCCATCTCCGAGATGGGGATACCGTCACGCAGGCAGATGGCATCCTGAACGATGCGATTCAATCCGTAGCCGATCGATCGAGTGGTGTTCTGCGCCTCGATGACCAGGTCCTCCTTGGCGGCGTAGATCGCCTCAGCCGAGGAGGGGTTGTCCTGGACGATCCCGAGCGCGGAGATCGGCAGCGACGTCGCCGAAGCAAACTCCGCCGCGAGCGCCCGCTTCATCGCCAAGAACGGCTCCATCGACTGCTGCGGGATCACCTGCAAGTCCGGCTTGTCCCCGTCCTCATCCTTCGGCAGCGACTTCAGGCGCCCCATGTACCAGGACCAAAGCGGCGTACGCTCGCCCTTGGCGTTCTGGAACATGGTCTCGTCAGCGCCCAGCAGCAGCAACGCCGGAGCCGCATACAGGTCCGAGGAGACCTCCGTGCGGAAACCAGCCCGGACAGCCCGGTCCGTGATGGACATGACCTCACGGCTGATACGCGACCGCCCAAACGGGCGGCCGAGCGCGGGCCGGTACGGCAGCGGCTCCATCGGGACACGCCCCAGGGGGTGATCCATGCGGGCGACAGCCACCCACCCCCGATCCCCCAGGGCCAGGCGAGTCACATGCTCAGCCGTCAGCAGCAGTACGGCGGTCGGCTTCCCGTTATCGTCAGCGGAGTCCACCAGTAGGCCAGCCTCCAGGCCCCTACGGCGCACGTCCCACAGGCCCGTGGCCCACAGGGCGTCAGCACCCGTCACAACGACGTCGGGGTCACCCGCAACCGGGTCGCCCGGCAGAGCCACCACGAACGAGCAGCAGTAGGTCAGGGTCGCGTCCACAAGCTCCGGCACCAGCAGGTCGAAGCGATTCTCGTGCAGCAGCGACATGGCCCCCAGGGGGTCCTCCTCGCCCGACGGCGACGTCACCCCATCCCACATGCAGCGGGACGCCAGGGAGGTGACCGCCTTGTCCGGCCAGCCACAGACGATGTCCAGTTGGTCCCGCATATAGGGGGGCACGGAGGCGCCCAGGAACGCGACATTCACCTGCATGTCCCGGTACTGGCGGCGCAGAGCGTTACGTGACCTCTTCCGCTGCCACTGCTTCACCAGGCGTGCCATGAGGGCGGCGTCGTCCTCGGCTAGGCCGACGACGTCGGTCGGGACGGGACTGTAGTAGGCCCACTGGTCCATCACATCACCACCCCCACACGGGAACCGGTCAGTTCGCGCGGCCTGCGCTTCGTTGTCTTCGTAGCCCAGTGGGCCAGTGTCAGTGCGTCCATGCCGGCCGACGTCATCCCCTCCGGGGCGGTCCAGCCGAACCCGCCGGATGCGCCGATCTTCCGCCGACTGATGACGGCGGCCTCAGCCTCTAGCTCGGCGTCGTCCGGGTGCGATAGGGACCGGTCCCGGATCGCGGCGTCCATCATCGCGTGAGCGGCGATGACCTGATCCGTCGTCGGCGTCCAGATGGTCTTCGGGCTGAAGCCCGCGGCACGGAGCCGGTCGACCAAGTCGCCCGCACCAGACTTGCCGTCGACGACGATCTGCGCCCAGCGGTCCCGATGCTCCATCAGGTAGTCCAGGATCCAGTGCACGCCCTCACCCATGTTGCGCACTCCCTGGGAGGTGCACAGTTGGCCGTAGACGGCCTCGCTCTTGCGCTCGGGCTTGCGGCCAGCGCGGGCCAGGGCGACCGTGGAGCCGTCCACCGAGAACCTTACGGCGGCGCACCAGCGCAGCCCGCTCGGCGGCTCGTCCACCGTCAGCGCGTTCCACGCCTCACGGCCAATCGCCTGAGAGGCGACCTCCGGATCCCAGATACCCAGGCCCTCACGCCTGAACGACTCGGGGCCCATCTGGCTCTTCATTCTCAGCATCGCGGACTCAGGTGTCCGGTGCGGGAACGATGGGTTCGCCTTCCGCCACTGGCGGCGGTCCTCCGGATCCGCGTCCTCGTCAGCGCCCATCTCGATGTACAGGCCATTAACCAGTTCGCCCTTGAGCGCCTGCTTCCTGAACGACGTGAACGCCTCGGAAGGATCGATCGGCCTCGGCGGTGTCCCTAGCCGAATGATGAGCGGGTTCGGGGCCGTGTTGACGGCGGGCACCATGTCCTCTAGTGCCCGCTGACCGAGAATCTGCGCCTCATCGAAGATGATGCTGTCAACCCCGGCGAAACCACGGCCGAAGCCACCCTCGCGAGCACCGAACAGGATGCGAGAACCGTTCATGAAGCGCACTTCCTGCTGGCCGTTCGCCTGCCTCGGGCGCCCATCGATGTACGGGGCGATCTCCGGCCTCTGCGATAGGCCCAGCATCGTCCTGAACGTCTCATCCGCCGTCCTCGTGCGGTGCGCTGTCCAGAGGACGAAGAATCCCTCATGCAGCGTGCACAGGGCGAAGATCATCGACCCGATCGTGTACGTCTTGCCCACCTGACGTGGGAAGCAAATCTGCACACCGTCGATCCCAGCCGCGTAGAGTCCATCCTTGCGCTTCGCCAGGATCGCGCGCCCCAGCCCATCCTGCCAACGGTCGAAGCCCAGGCCGAAGCGCTTCGCCCGGTCCCTGACCGCCGGCCAGCCCGTAGACGTGATCCCTTCAGGCAGGATCAAGTGCTTCGCGATGTCTGACAGGCGGGGCTCAGATGTCCCCGAGCCCATCCTCATCCTCCGTCGCCTCCGTCGCCGTCTGCCGCTCACGCTCCTCGCGAGCCAGGTCGATCTCCCGGATCGTCTTGTCCACCTCCAGGAGGCGGCGCGACAGGGCAGCCAGGTCGCGGGCCGGGGTGCTCGGGTCATCGATAGACGCTGCGAGACGCTTACGCATCGCCGCCATCACGTCCCTACTATCCCCGTGCTCCGTCGCATCCAGGACGCTCCCAGGGGCCTGAGGGGCCGTCTCGCCATCCTTCACGGCGCGAAGTTTCCTCGCGGCACTCATAAGCACCCCCTTGGGAAAAAACAGTGGGGAGAGATGCCCCCCGTGGGTATAGCGGCATCTCTC